ATCTTTTGACTAAAAAACGATTAAAGATGATAAATCATGATCGTATTGGTTGGAAGGGAATGCATTTTCCCAAAGAGTATTTTTTTAAAACCTTGGATAGTAAAAGATACGATAATTGCGATATCTCATATCCTTGTATTTTGGTAGAAAATGCTCCAAATCCATACAACAAAAAATACAGAATGATAGACGGAAAGCACAGAATTGCCAAAATGAGGCAAATTGGTATCCAAAAAAGCTTGTTTTATGTGCTACAACCTGCTAAAATAGAGAGGTATCTGAAACCTAAATTATGAAAACTATTCTTGAGCGATTCCCATATCGGTATGTTGAGTCAGGTGTTATTGAGCACAATGGTAAACCAGATTATCGTATTCAAAAATTTAATGAATACTCACGAAGATACAACGATATGTACCTTCTTGACAATAGTATCCAATTAGATTATGCTCTAGAGGATTTTGAGTATACCAAATGGTTAGATCCAGAAGGTGTACCATGTTATGTAAAGGATTATGCATCATGATCTCTCCAATTAACCCTAAGAGTGAAGTTCTTCGGCAGCAAGTGCTCAAGATACTGTTGTCTAAATACGGTAGTAATACCTATCTCAATCGAGCAATCTACGAGTGTGCTAACGATTGGTGTAATAGACAGGTAACATCAAACGGTGTGTTAAGTTATTTCGAGGCATATAGAAGGAGTTATGAAACTAAAGGAAACGATCAAGTTGGTGAAAAAGGCACTCAAACATCCTGAGATGTATAATGAAGAAGAACTTCATTATCTGCGTCAGGCAAGGAGAGATGCTAAAGCAAAACTTAAAGTGAAACAACTGAGAAAACTACAGAATGACAGTCAAACTAATTCAGATAACACCAAATCCTGAGGAGCAAATAGCATATATTGCTAGAGTTTCTAATCCAAACAATCAGGATAATCCAAACTATGCTAAATTGCTTGCTTATTGTATCAAGCATCAGCATTGGTCTATATTTGAACAAGCATTTATGACGCTAGAGATTGAGACTACTAGAGGTCTTGCTGCTCAGATATTGCGTCATAGATCATTTACCTTTCAAGAATTTTCTCAGCGTTATGCTGATACTTCTCTAGTGACAAAGGGTAATATACCTTTGCCAGAACTAAGAAGGCAGGATGAAAAGAATCGTCAAAACTCTACTAATGATCTTGATCCAGAAAAAATAGAATTGTTAGAGAAAGAAATTAGACAACATTTTACTGATGCCCAAGATCTCTATCGTTATATGATAGATATGGGTGTTGCTAAAGAATGTGCCAGATTTGTATTACCACTTGCTGTACCCACTAAACTTTATATGTCTGGTAGCGTAAGATCATGGATACATTATATTGATCTTAGATCTGCTCATGGTACTCAGAAGGAACATAAAGATATTGCAGAACAGTGTAGAGATATATTTAAGGTACAATTGCCGACAGTATCTGAAGCTCTTGGTTGGGTATGACCAAGGTAACTCGTTTTACCAGTGCTCCTCCTCAATCACCTTACGCTCCTATATGGGATTATTGTATTGCTGAGAAGGAGACTAATATTGATGTAGAAGAACTTGTTAAAGTTATATTATATAAAGAGAGTAAAATTAAAGATCAATATACCGAAAATTTAGATGATGGTGACACTGGTTTAGGTCTAGATAGTTTGACTGCTAGATTTAATTACTTTAATGTGCTAAAATGGAACAGTCCTGTATGTGAGAATCTTCATAAAGAAATTAAATTCTTACATAACGAATATGTAAGAAATACTGTTGGTGATCTTAGTGACCATTCATTTTTTAAAGAGGGTGGATCATTGAAGGTTAGATGTTGGGCAAATGTGATGCGAAAGGGTCAACAGATCAAAAAACATTCTCATTCAAGTTACCCTCATTGTTATCTTAGTGGACATTTTACTGTTCAGTGTGATAATACTTCAACGATATATTATCATCCTTATAATGAAGAACTATGTTCTTTAAAAAATTTTCCCAACAGTATGACATTATTTCCAACATGGATTCCTCATAGCACCACTGTGCATGAATCAGATGTTCCTCGTATTACGATTGCATTTGATATACTGTTGCATAATAAACCGAACAGTGAGGGAGAGTTAGTCACTCTCTAAATAACTATCCTATGTAAACTTTTATGGCTACCTATCCTGTTATCAACAAAGAAACTGGCGAACAGAAAGAAGTTGCAATGAGCATCACAGAGTGGTCTAAGTGGTGTGATGACAATCCTGATTGGCAAAGAGACTGGTCTGACCCATCAACAATGCCTGGTGTAGGAGAAGTTGGTGAGTGGAAAGATAAACTTAGAAAGACCAAACCTGGTTGGAATGAGATCTTAGGAAGAGCTCAGAAAACTGGTCAAAATCGCCAAAAACTTACTTTAGATTGATATGCCACGCAAAAGAAAGAATCCTTCATCAGTTGCTGGAATTGGCATGACTGCCAAACAGATGAAACGAAAGAAACCAATTAGCAGTAACTTCTTAAATGACATTCAACCTCTAACGGAGAATCAAATAAAGTTTTTTAATGATTATAAGGAAGAAAAAAATCTCTTTGCTTATGGTTGTGCTGGTACTGGTAAGACCTTTATAGCAATCTACAATGCTCTTAAACAAGTATTGGATGATACGACACCATATGAGAAGATTTATATCGTCAGGTCTCTTGTGGCAACCAGAGAGATAGGTTTCTTACCTGGTGATCATGAAGATAAAGCATTTTTGTATCAAATTCCTTATAAGAACATGGTGAAATACATGTTTGAGATGAATAGTGATGCAGATTTTGAAATGTTATATGCTAATCTCAAGGCACAGGAGACCATTTCCTTCTGGAGTACTTCTTTTATAAGAGGAACTACACTTGATAATTGTATTGTTATCGTTGATGAATGTCAAAACTTGAATTTTCACGAGTTAGATAGTATAATAACAAGAGTTGGAGAAGATACCAAAATTATGTTCTGTGGTGACGCTACCCAAAGTGACCTCACCAGAGATAAAGAGAGAAATGGTATTATAGATTTCATGGGTATCTTACAACAGATGCCTTCATTCTCTTGTATTGAATTTGGTCTTGAAGATATAGTCCGTTCTGGATTATGTAAAGAGTATCTAACTACGAAACACGCAATGTCAATGTAAATGTTTAATCATGTACCTGCAATTCTCTCTCCATTAGAGAGAGAAACTATTGATGGTGTTAGATTTTATAGAGTTCCCGATCAGGATGAATTTTTAAAACTAGTATCAATCACTTCAGTAACTTCTTTTTGGAGTAGAGCAAAGTTTGCAAAGTGGAGAAAAAAAGTTGGTGAGGAGAAAGCTAACGAGATTACTCGTAAAGCAACTGCTCGTGGAACTGACATGCACACTCTCACTGAGCATTACTTATTGAATGAAGAACTTCCTAAAGTTGCACCTATGGGAGATATGTTGTTTAAGATTGCTAAATCCACTCTCAACAATATTGATAACATACATGCTTTAGAGGGATCTCTTTACAGTAAAGAGTTAGGTGTTGCTGGTACAGTTGATTGTATTGCAGAGTATAATGGAGAACTATCAGTCATCGACTTTAAGACTTCTAAAGCACCTAAACCAAGAGAATGGATTGATGGATATTTTGTACAGGCAGCAGCATATGCTTGTATGTACTATGAACTAACTGGCATTGCTGTTAAAAAACTTGTTATAATCATGGCATGTGAAGACGGTGATTGTGTTGTATATGAAGAATATGATAAGATGAAATATATGAGACTACTAGTAACTTACATAGAAAACTTTTTAACTAACCAACTACAATTACATGGAAAATGAATTCACAACAGCACTTAATAAGAAATTTATGAACTCTGCTAAATTTGCAGTAGAGATTGAAAAACTTGTTAAAAAAGAGAAACTTAATTATATTGATGCAATCATACTATTTTGTGATGAAAATAGTATTGAATTGGATTCAATTACTAAATTAATTTCTAAACCTTTAAAAGAAAAAATCAAATGGGATGCTCAACAATTAAACTTTATGAAGAAGACTACTAGAGCAAAACTTCCTCTATAATATGCTATAATAAACATAAATATAGTTAATAGACGAGGAAAATTTATGTCAGATTTTTTCGATAGCGATATTGTTAAAGATGAGATGGAAACAATCAATGAGATGCAAGAGGAGATTTATTCGCAGGTGTTTAAATTTCCAGAACTTCATCTTGATGATCAAATAGAGCATTTAGATATGCTAGATGATTTGCTTGAAAGGCAACAGGTACTTTATACTCGTATGAAACTATCTGATGATCCTCGTGCTAAAGAAATAGCACAGAATGTAAGAGATTCTGCAATTGTAATGGGTTTCCCAAAAGATGTTGATTGTAATATTCTATTTCAAAATATGAGAAAAACCCTAGAAAAGGTTAGAGAGGGTTTACCAGAGAGACAATAGTTGACATGGGAGCACTGTCGCCCTATAATAGACCAGTATAAAAGCCAAATCTAATTAACAAAGGCCAAATCTATGTCGTTCGCATCACTCAAAAAACAATCTTCTCTTGGCAGTCTGACTGCTAAACTCATTAAAGAGGTAGAGAAGTCCAATTCACCTAATCAAGGAGATGATCGTCTCTGGAAACCAGAGGTAGATAAAGCAGGTAACGGTTATGCTGTTGTTCGCTTCCTACCAGCACCAGATGGTGAAGATCTACCTTGGGTAAAAATGTATTCTCATGCATTTCAAGGACCAGGTGGTTGGTACATTGAGAACAGTTTGACTACACTAAATGGTAAGGATCCTGTATCTGAGTACAATACTCAACTGTGGAATAGTGGAGTTGATTCTGATAAAGAAATTGCTCGTAAGCAGAAGCGTAAACTATCTTACTATGCCAACATCTATGTTGTAAAAGACCCTTCCAATCCTTCTAATGAAGGTGGAGTATTCCTATACAAATTTGGAAAGAAGATCTTTGATAAGATCATGGGTGCAATGCAACCAGAATTTGAGGATGAGACACCTCTCAATCCATTCGATTTCTGGCAAGGTGCAGATTTTAAGATTAAAATCAAAAAAGTTGCAGGATATTGGAACTATGATAGTTCTGAGTTTGCTGCAGTCAGTCCATTACTTAAAGATGATGATGCTCTAGAAGCATTGTGGAAGAAGGAACATTCTCTTGCAGAACTTGTTTCTACTGATCAATTCAAATCATATGACGACCTTAAAAAGCGTCTTGATTCAGTTCTAAAACTTACTCCTGCACCAGTGCAAAGGAGACAAGAAGAGGAATTGATTGATGAAGATAATGGTCGTGAAGAGGTTGCAGTCTCTCCTGCTACAGCAGAAGGTGATGATGCACTTTCATATTTCCAGCGTCTTGCTGAGGAATAATATAAATAACAGAGGGAGTTATCTCCCTCTTTTTTGTACAATTTAAGGTAGAACAATGGCAGCATACAAAGGAGACCATTACATAGCAACTTTTGATGATGGCAACAATGCTAACACAACAAAGGTTGATATCTATGCTAAAGATGATGCAGATGCTAGATCTAAGATCACAACTGCATATCCTTGGGCACAAAGTATAGTAGTGGCAACAGCAGCTAACTCATAATGGCACGAGATAAAGTCATAGTCTATAATGACGCTAGTGGTAAATGTAGAGTAGTAATCCCAACAGTGGATTGTGCTCTATCTGATGATGCCATCATTACAAAGGATATCTCTGCTTCAGAGTATTCTTTAATAGATGCTTCAAGTTTACCAAACACGGCATTTAGAGCATCATGGAAGTATTATCATGATAGTAAGAATGTTATTGCAGAACTTGCTGATGCAAAAACAATAACAACAGAAATTTTAGAGGCAAAATATCTTGCCATATCAAAAGAAAACGCAGATATACAAACAGTAGCAGACATGAAGGGAGAGTCTGCATCACTTAAATCAAATCCTTCAGTGCCTTATTCAACAATCACTAACGCTACTTCTGTATCACAACTTGAAGCACTATTGTAATGGTTAAAACTAAAACTCTCAGTGAGAGAGCAGAGAATAATGAGACCATGAATAGGTCTCATGAAGATCCTTTTTATCTATTTGCATTGAACGATGATGCAATAGGTAGGTTAGTCAGGTATATTGAAACTATACCAAATGAGGATGAGTATTGGATACCTGAGAAATGTAGTGGGTATGAGAAAGATGATTATAGAGTTTGTGATGTTCATTGTCCAAAAACAGGATCAGATCCTGAGATGATTGGAGAAAGTTTATTTAAAGTAGTTAATCATAAACACTATCAGTTTGATATCAATACCTTTGAGTTTCAAATCCTTAGGTATCGTTCTGGTGGTCAGTTTGATTGGCATTGCGACTATGGTGTTGCTCCTAACAAAAAAGTTTGGAGAAAATTATCAATGAGTGTACAACTCTCTGACCCTAAAGATTATAAGGGTGGAGAGTTAATTGTTGTAGACTATTATAATAAACACTGTCAGATTGCAAATCCTTTAGGTGCGTGTATTGTATTTGATTCTAGATGTCCACACAGAGCACAACCAGTCACAGAAGGTGTACGGTATGTTCTAGTTGGATGGGCAAGTGGACCTAAATTGCGTTAACCGTTAGCTTTCTTTAGTGTACGAGATTGATATTGTGAAGATAGTTTATATTCTACTGCTTCTTGGTGGTCTAGTAAGAATTGAGTTAGAAATTCTTTCCTCATTAGTTTAATATTGCGTTTCTTCTCATTATTCCTAGTCTCATCTAAGAAATTTGTAATACCAAGAACAGGGTTAAGATTAATATTGAACGAATCAGGGTCTCTAATAGTAAATGATTTATCAACTTTATAACCTGATGCCAAAATTAATCTTCCATTATTATCCTTAACCTCTGTAGTCTCATAGTATTTTGTAGCATTTAAATCGCCACCATACTTATTAATACAGTAATTGTATAATGTTCTACTGCTCATTGGCCAATCATTTCTAACATTAATAATATTTGCAGTTACCAGTACAACCCAATCATATAATGGATCACCATACATGGTTTCAGCAACATCCATTGGTCTCTCACCATCTTCAATAGTATATGATCTTAGAAAAGTTACTGCTGTTAGAACATCATCTCTTACCTTTGCTCTAGTAAATAAATTTTTAGCAGTTACATAGTCATTCTCAAGATTAGTGAGTGGATTTCTGTACTGTATGTCTGGTAGACTTTTAAAATAATGATTTGCCATTAGTATCCTACCCCTTTAAGTGAATCGTTGCCATAATCTTCAGCATATATTGGGTTGAGTTCTTGAAATTTTAAACTCATATTCATGTGAACTGGTGTTCCATTATCATAGGTAGCATATGTTCCAGATGCAGTATAGTTTACTGTCATATTAGATAGAGCACATGCTTTAAAAGAATTTAGAAATGGATGTGCATTACCACCTTTCATATATGAAATTCTAAAAATATCAGGACTATTTAAGAAACCTGATGGACTGCTCCTGTCATTTTTTGGAGCAAGTCTTGTCTTTAATAGTTTAATGATCTTTTTAACTTCAAGTGCTTCATTTTCACTTCTTGGAACAAGATCCCAACTAAAATCAAACGCTCTCATCTTAACTGAATTGAATAGTAATTCAGTATTTTGATTGACGATTGTTCCAGTTGCTCTGGTTCTAAGACCCTCAGCACTTACATTACCACCAGCAATGTTTGAGACTGCTGCTGCTGCCCTTGCCTTCATGAGATCTACTACTGATTGTGCTCTCGCTGATGTAATAGTGTCACCAATGACTTTACCAGCTTCATTCTTAACAGATTTACCATCTGCTCTTGCATTCATCAGTGCATTAAGACCCATTGCTGGTGATTCTATTATAGACATAGCACCCTGAGCAAGGAGTGCACTATAATCATTTAATTTATCTTCTCTCCATCCAGCACCATTTTGATCTTGTATATTTCTTGGTATTGGTAAAATTATAGTGTTAGATGCTACTGCACCTACAGATGCATCATGGGTTTCATTAGCTGTTATATTGCTAATTAGATTACCTTTCATTATATCAGCAAAACCACCCTCATTAGTTTTTGTTTTAGGGTATTTTAATACTTCAATTTTAAAGTAGTCAGTACTATCCGCTATGATATCTTTTGGATATCTTAGTTCTTTATTAGTTGGTTTACCTGGCACCGAACTATTTAAATTACCTACAAATGGTTGTCCTGATAATGTTGCCACAATAAAAGAGTATTTTTATGTATTTAGCTTGAATTTTGCATATTTTAGTTTTCTAGCATCATCTAACTCCATTGCTGCTACTTCATAAAACTCACCAATAACTTCTGCCCATGTATAATTTCTCATTTTACCCCAGTGATAACTAAAACCTTTGATACCCCATCTTTGAATTTCTACACAAGCAATCAAAGGATGTTCATCATATTCTATGCCAGGTGTTTTAGGTAGATAAACAAAAGTATAATACCTACCTTCTTCAGGCAACACTACCTTTGTATCTTCCAATGCTTCTAAAATTTCCAGCATGGTATCATCTGGACTACCTAGACCAGTCATGTCATCAACTATAGGTTGAAGTCTAGACACCTAGATTATCCTCCGTTAATACTTTAAACTCCATACCTCTATCTAAACAAAAATCTTGTGCAGCATGCCACTTTGCTTGATTCTTTGTATACTCTAGTACTTCTCTGACATATTTTTTAGTTCTTGCTCTTTGTACTTTAGGTGCTACGCACTGTTTTTTAGGTTTTATCTCTATGATATATTTTTTTATATCACCACTTTTAGATTTTACCTTTATATAAAAATCAGGAAAATATCTATGAATTCTACCATCAACAGGTAAACGATAAGGAATTATTACTTCTTCACTACCCCACTCAAGTATATTAGTATTCTTATCACAATACTTCATAAATTTTCTTTCCCACAAACTACGATAAATAATATTACGGTAATCTCCCCGATATTTTTTTATATTTGTAGGTCTATACTTACCTGAATACGCCATGCTTACCATAACGAACACTTTAGGTATTTATTGTGCCAACCTATCCAAGAGTAAAAAAGACTACTCAAATTGTAGATCTATTTCAAAAAGTTGCAACTACCAATCACTATGAAGTCTTTTTTAGTGGATTTGGTGCTTTAACAAGATTAAGAGGACATATAACGAGCAGAGCTCCGTTAGTCAATAATTTTTTCATTACTAGAGACTTAGGTTTACTATGTAATAGTGCTTCGTTGCCAGCAACTTCTTTTGGTACTGCCCAGATAGAGGGTAATAGGATGGGTATTACAGAGAAGTTTGCACATACTAGAGTATATACTGATACAAGTTTTACATTCTATGTTGATACTGACTACAGAGTATTACAATTTTTTGAGTTATGGCATGACTTTATAGCATCTGGTGGAGAAACAGGTAGTGAAGGATCATTTAATAATAAAATAGAAACAGGGTACTATCATCGTATGCAGTTCCCATCTGAGTATAAATGTGATACAATGAGAATACAGAAATTTAATAAAGACCACTTTAGAAATGTAGAATATACATTCTTGAACGCATTTCCTGTTAATATTACTTCAATGCCAGTTGCATATGATGGGAATAGAGTGCTAGAATGTACAGTAACATTTGCTTATGATAGGTACTTCTTTGGAGCAATTGATAGTAGATCTAGAAGATCTGCTAAACTTATGAATGATGGTACACAAGGAACCGTTGTCAATACAGGTGAAGGTGTTTCAACTGCAGAGACAACAGATTCAGCTTCAGGTGTAGATGAATTTGGATCTCAACTTGGCGATTTTGGTACTGTCACACCTACTAATGATCAATTTCCAGAACAAAGTGCTGTCAACATAGCATAAATAATCCACTTATCACAACATTATGCCTCTCGCTATAGACTTGAAACAAGGGACTAAACAGTCACATTCTGCTGCAGAGAATACAAAATTTGTTTCATCATTTCTTCGTGGTGTAGTCAGCGAAGAAAATTATAGACAACTCATTGGTAATTTTTATTTTGTATACCATGAGATAGAAAAAGAAATTAGGAGACTAAAAGACGATCCTTTAATTGCACCTTTAAATATTCCAGAACTTTATCGTGTTGATGCACTAGCAAAGGACTGTGAATATTTTTATGGTTATAACTGGCAAGATACTATCTACCCTACACAAGCATGTAAACAATATGTTGCTCGTATTGGAGAGGTTGCTCATGAGGATCCAGAACTCCTAATAGGACATCATTATACAAGATATCTTGGAGATCTATCTGGTGGTCAGATTCTTAAGAATATTGCAGAGAAAGCTCTCAATCTACAAGACCGTGGACTAGAGTTCTATAATTTCCCAGAAATTGATAATAAGAAAGATTTTAAAAATAATTATCGTGCTACACTAAATAAGTTGCCTGTAACTCAATCACAGGTATCTGCTATCGTTACTGAAGCAAACTATGCGTTTCGTTTGAATATGTTCATGTTTGATGAACTGCAGGGCAACGCATTTAAGTCTACATTGGCTTACATATGTGCTACAATTAGAGGAAAAACTGATGCCACTACCTAAGATTAACTCACCAACCTATGAGTTGGTGATTCCTTCATCTAAAAAGAAAATTAGATATAGACCTTTTTTAGTTAAAGAAGAAAAGATTTTAGTCATTGCAATGGAGAGCAATGAAATCAAAGATATTGCTACTGCAGTCAAACAAGTTTTAAATAATTGTATCCTCACTAGAGGTATCAAGATTGATAAACTATCTACATTTGACATTGAGTATCTCTTTCTTAATGTCCGAGGTAAATCTGTAGGTGAGTCTGTAGAGATCAAAGTTACCTGCCCTGATGATGGAGAAACTCAGGTAGAAACAACAGTTCATTTAGATGATATTAAAGTTTTAACTGATCCAGAGCATACAACAGATATTAAATTGGATGAAACAGTTTCGATGAGAATGAAATATCCTTCTCTAGATCAGTTCATCAAAGAAAATTTTGATGTAGATAACATTGGGTTTGATCAATCATTTGATATGATTGCTGCTTGTGTTGATACAGTATATAATGACGAGGAGGTTTGGAAATCAACTGACTTCACTCAAGCAGAGATGATAGAGTTTCTAGAAGGACTTGGATCAAAACAATTCAAGGAGTTAGAGAAATTCTTTGCAACTATGCCACGGTTGTATCATGAAATTAAAGTAATTAATCCTAAAACAAAGGCAGAGAATACTATCCCACTTGAGGGATTAGCGAGTTTTTTCAACTAGCGATGTTGCATGAGGATCTTGTAGCATACTATAAGATCAACTTCGCTCTCATGCAGCATCATAAATATAGCTTGAGTGACATTGAAAACATGATTCCGTGGGAGAGGGAGATTTATCTATCTCTACTCCAACAATACATTGAAGAAGAGAATCTTAAAAATCAACAAGCTTAAGAATGGCAATTGATAGAGCGAAATTATTACCAAGATCTTCTCGTACTACAACGCAGAAGATGGATAGTGCAAGGAAAAATGCTACTAGAGAAAACTCTGTTACTGAAAAACAATATGTTGATCTAACAAGAAGTGTTGCAGCAATAAACAGAAACCTAATAGGTATATCAAATTTATTAAAGTTAGATATGTCACTTGATAAGAGTGAACGATCTAAGAAACTTGCTGCTGAAAAAAGAGAGCAAGATCAAAATAAAAAAATAAACAAAGAAAAGTTTTTAGAAGGTAAAGTAACAAAAGCACTTACTAATCCTATTAAAAAGATAGGTGAGTCTGCAAAAATTCAATTTAATAAATTTTTTGAAGCACTTGGTATATTATTCTTTGGATGGTTAGCAGACAAAGGTGGTAAAGCAATGAAAGCATTTAAAGAAGGTGATATGGAGACTTTGAAAAAGATAAGGAACAATCTTATAAAGGTTAGTCTCGTAGCAGTTGGTGTCATTGCTGCATTTTCTTTTGGTATACCTCTTATAGTTAGTGGTATCACTAGTCTTGTTGGTGCAATAATTTCATCAATACCTGCTGTTCTGAGTTTACTTGCAAATCCTGTAGTTTGGATGGGGATAGCTGCTATTCTAGCAACAAGACAGATGCAGAGTGGTACAGAAAGGGAAATATCAAAAGCAGTTGCTGCAGCAGATGGTGATAGGAGTGTTGTAATTGCTCAACTTAAGGATGAATTAAAACTTATTGAAGAAGGAAAACCTGATGGTAGTAGATTGAATATATTTGGTGACATGATAGATTCGATGAAAGCTAACACTAAAATTGCTGAAATTAAAAAACAAATAGCAGCATTAGAGTTAGGTTATCATGGTACAGGAGATCCTAGATTTAGGGAGGCAGGATTTGAAGGCAATCCTATGCTAAACTCATTCGAGAAGGATGATAAAAGATGGTTGTGGAAAGGTGATAAGAAATTAGAAACAAATTATAATGAGAATTTAGTCAAAGAGGCAAAGAAAAATAAGAGGAGTGATGTAGACAAAGCAAGACTTGCACATCTAACAGGTCTATACAGAGATGCTGGTCGTATTAGGCAACTACAAGAAGAATATAAACAGATGAAGGAGAAAGACCCTAAAACTGCAGAGGGTGCTGATGCTAATATTGCTAAGTTAGAAGTACAATTCCAACAAAATTTACAGAAGATTGTAGCTATTAAGAAGGAACTTCCTCCAGAGCATCGTGAAATTATTAATAAGTTGGCACTAAGAATCCTTAATATGAGAGGGATGGGTGAAAGGAGTGATGAAAAAGGACCAGATGGTAAATTTGGAACTCTCGATGATGTTGTAAAAGATCCTGAGGTATATGAACAGTTAGCAAGGATAATGGCAAGGATTTATCCAGAACTTGATGAACCATATTCAAAAACAGGAAACTTTGATTCTGGTATATTGGGAGGAACACTGCCAAATGTTAATGCGATGAGTGGTACTACAGGTAATATAGATGGAGACACAGGAAGACAGGAGGGAACCTTTGCTCCTATCGAGGATATTGATAATGTAGTAACAAGTGCTAAAAAGAATTTTTCAGAGTCAATATCATCTTTCACTAATGATGATCAAACAATAGTTAATATTGAACCTGTTGATTCACAATCAACTAGCAATGCTGGTGGTGTTGGTGCTGATAGTAGTTCTATGACTACAGGTATTGATATTGATACCAATAATAGTGATAATGATTATCTATATCACTATATTAATGTCTACGCATCATGAAGTTAATACCACAGAAAACACTTATTAAGACAGTAAGTTTTGGAATCACAGCAGTCCGACAGTCTACTCAAGCGATGAGACAATCCTTGGGTAAAAAAATTAGGATGAGAAAATCTAATATTGAAAAATCTGTCATTGATTCTAAAAAATTATTAGATAAAAAGAAAAAGGATGAAAAAGAAAAATTTATTGAATCAACATCAACAAGTGCCTCTAAAAAACCTGATGAGAAAAAAAATAAGAAAGGTAGTTTTATAGAGAGGTTGTTGAATGCAATTGGTCTTCTAATCATAGGATTTCTTTTAGATAAGTTACCTAAGATTATTGAAGAGATTAAGAAGGTTATTAAAAATATAACAGGTTTTGTAGATAAAATGAAAAAGTTTGCTGAGGGTATATGGGATATAATGACAAAAATTGGTAATGTAATTAAATCAGCATGGTCAAATATCAAAAATTTTGATCTACAAGATAAAGAAGGTAAGTTAAGGACTGATTTAAAAGCTCTTAGTAAAGAATTGAAAGATGAAAAAAATATGGCAGTAGTAGCATTTCAAAAAGTTAAAGATGCTATATTAAATTTTGCCAAAGATTCAGTATTCATGAAAGAAAAATATGTACCAGAGAGATTTAATGAATTTGAAGATAAAGGACTCAACACTGATCTTAATAATGGATTATATAAAAATGGGGTGAATGTTTTTGATGGTACAGAGCAACCAATTGACTATGTGCCTGTCCTTGACTTAATTGCTGATACATTAAATTTTGATTATACTTCTGCTAACAAGGAATCATATAGTGGTCTAACTGAAAAATCAATTTTTGATGTTTCTCAATTAAATTATGATGATGTTGGTAGGTTTGGATTTACTCCATCTCTGTTGCTGCAAACTGCTGCTGATGCTGGTATTAGTGAAGATGATCCATTTAATGCTGCTAATCAAGATAAGATGATGACCACTATCCTGCAAAATGCAGGGATGAATAAAACAACTAAAATTGAAAAATTTGCGGAAATTTTAAATAATGTTGTACAGGTTAAAATACCACAAACTAGTATTGACAAAGGATTTTCAGCGTTTAAAAGATATGCTCAAGGTGGTTTTGTATCTGGTCCTGAAGGTACAGATAAGGTTCCTGCAATGCTAACTGCTGGAGAATTTGTGATGAGTACAGGAGCAGTTAAGAAATATGGTGCTGATACTCTTGCATCTATGAATGCTATGGGAGGTGGAACAAATAGACCAACTAGGGGTAGATATGCTAGTGGTGGTCAGGTTACAAAAGGAATCAATACTTATAATGATCCTGATGGAGTGTGGATAAAGCAAGGATGGGATAAGGATTATAAGAAGTTTGCAGCGTATAAAGATAGAAGATTAATATCAGAAGCAACTGTTCTGGAAGGAGCTGTTCATTATGTTTATGATGATAATGGTAAGTTTGTGGGAATAACTCAAGGAGAAAAATTAAAGGGTACTATAGCAGAAATTAAAGCTGCTAAGGCAAAAAAGAAACAAGAAATTGAAGCTGCTAACTCGAAAAAATTACAAGAGAAAGTAATAGTAGAATCAGATGTTGATTCAACTGAAACACTGATAGAAGCATCTAAACCAATCGATACAACCATCGCAGATGCTGGCAGTGTCAAGAAAAAGGTTATTACCGTTCCAATGCCTATCATAAATAACACACAGGCTGTACCAATCCTTACAGGGAGTGGATCTGTTTCAATGGGTTCTGGTTCATCTTCTGGTAGATCAATTTTAAATATATTACGCACACTCAATAGTCATTATACCTGATGGCAAATGCATCACCCTCACAGGGTTCAACTTACGAAAAATTTGATATCATATCTCTTGATGGATCAAAAACTGTTCCTTTAAAGGGTGGTGTCATAGAGTTTCAGTATTTTGAAGACTTATTTTCACCAGTAATGACAGCAAAGTTGAGCATAGTTAATACTGCTAGTCCAACAGACCCTAAGCAGAGAGGTATCTATAATGATTTACCTATCAGAGGTGGTGAGAGAGTAGACATTCATATAACAACACCAATTGAATTGGCACTGGGATCTCGTGGTGAATTTAAGATGAGTCTATATGTTAATAATATTAGTGGTTATGTTCAAGAGAAGGGGATGGAGACATTTACCTTACATTTAATATCTAAAGAGGGACTTCTTAATCAAAATACAAGAGTTATTGAAAAATTTGTTGGCAAATCAATTAAAGAACTTATTGATTATATGCTAAAGGCTGTTAAGTGTGAAGAGATTGATGAGGTAGAAGAGACTAAAGGAAAGATCAACTTTATTGGTAATATGAGAAAACCATTTACCATAGCTCCTATGCTTGCTAGTAGAGCAATACCTACAGATTCCAAACAAAATACTGCTGGATTTTTCTTTTGGCAAACTAGAATAGGTATGAGATTTAAATCAATCGAATCATTGATTAAACAGGAGTCGGTTGCTGAGTATGTATATAATCGTGCTGTAGAAACTGCTGCTGCTGCTGAGGTAAATTTTAAAAAGATATTGAGCATGCAAGTTATTAATAATGCAAATATTTTAGGTTCAGCAAGGAGTGGTGAATATTCTACCTATAGAATATTTTTTAATCCACACACTTTTCAGTTTACTCAATATGACACATCATATGCTAAGAAATGGTCTACTATGGGAGGGGCAAACTTAGGAACAGAATTGGCAGATCCACCTCCTGTTGTTGATCCTGAAGGAGAAAATAAATTTACCAAACCATATATGGCACATAGAATCATATCTGGAATCAATGCTACAGGGTGTTTAGAACCAAAAGTTGACAGTACAGTTGTACAACCACAGACTGAAGATATGTCTCAAGCAGTGTGGAGATATGAAAGTTTATTTTCTCAAGTCATGACATTACAAGTGGCAGTTAACATAAAATTGATGGCAGGTGATAAAATAGAGTGTCTATTCCCACAAGTCAGTAAAGATGACGATGTTGACGATAGACAAAGTGGTCTATATATTATTAAAGAGATTAGTCATTTCTTTAGTGGCAATAGGTCTTACACTGCTATGAAGGTTCTTAGGGACACTTCTGGTAAGAAAAAATAACGAGGTTCTATGAGCACAAAACAACCACACGAGTACATTGATCCTAAGGATCATAAAGAGCATATCAATCATGGTATGATTGAATATACTGAGGAAGATCTCAAGATGCACAATGATGCATTTCATTCTCATACAGAAGATGAAGAAAATCCTGGTGATGCTAAGATTAATGATTGGCACACACGCCATGAAGATAAACATCTAGAAGTTTATTGTGATAATCATCCTGATTCATTTGAATGTAGAGTGTACGACGACTGATGGCAGAAGAAAATCTCCTAGGTAGATCCAAATTTATGGGGAGAGACGGATTCCGTTGGTGGATCGGTCAAATTGCCCCTAGGAAAGCTCAGGCTGATCAGATTAATGAAGGTGAAGGATGGGCTCATAGGTACAAAGTTCGTATCATGGGTTACCATCCTTTTACTGAGGATCCTGGTATTAAGAATGAAGACTTGCCTTGGGCAATGTGTATGCTACCAACTACAGCAGGTAGTGGTGGTGCTAATTATTCAACATCAACCCAGTTACAGCAGGGGGATGTTGTATTTGGATTTTTCTTAGATGGTGATGAAGCACAGATACCTGCAATATTAGGACATTTTGGTAGGGCAACAGGAGTAGAACTCAGTGGTGGTGCTGATGAATTTTCCACACCATTCGTTCCGTTTACAGGATTTACTGAATGGACACCTGAAAGATTAAAGGTCAAGACAGAACAGGCAGGTGAGCAAAATTCTAAAGCACAAGTAACTAATACTAGTGCAAATGAAGGACAATATGTAGATCAAAATGGATCTGGTCGTAAGGAGATTACTCCTGACACATGTAGCAATACTTCTATATCTCGAATGTCTAATGCCTTAGAGAATATGGCAGAGAGAATAGAACAATTTAGTCTCACAGGAATGGCATTAGAGGCCGAAATTGATGCCGTTGCTGATTTAGTAGAGACACAGGCAAATGGATTTGTTGGTCGTATGATGGATGTTGCATATGATAGATTAGAAGTAGAATTGCAATCAGGTTTAGAAACATTATATAATGACACCTTTGGAAAGGTATTTTCACAGTTAGGTAATACACCACAGTCATATGCTGTTGCTCATGCTTCAGGTAGAGCAGCACAGATTGGAGAACTTCCAAATATTAAAAATGCAGAGAATGCTTTATCATGCGTAGCAAATAAAGTTGTAGAAGGTTTGAGAGGCACAGTATCTGATATGCTTAAAGATCTACTTGCTTCAGGTCTTGGTATTGCTGGTTGTGTTGCTACAAACTTTGCTGCTAACTTTTTAAACAATATTGTTAATGGTATTGCCGATAAGATGAAATCTCCATTAGGAGCATTGGGTAATATTTTACCTAAAGGATTAGATATTGCCGATCTATTAAGAGGTACAGCAAGTTCATTAGATGACTTCTCAGGATTCTTAGATTGTGGACAGACTAATAAAGATAAGTGTCCTCCTGTTAGAAAATATGAAGTATCTGGTGGTCCTATGGAGAAGGGTGCTGATCCATTTGCTTACATTTCATATGCTATGAACAAGCAGTCTAAGGGCGGTGGTATTAAAGGAGTTGCTGATAGTATTGGTGGTATTGCTGATACTCTTGGTGGTATTACTGATACTGTTCAAGGTGCTGTAGGTGCACTACAAAATCCTGCTGGTCTTGTTGGTGGTCTAGTTAAGAGTAAGTTTGGTAATCTAATACCATCTGGTGTTACTAATAGTCTTGGTGGTGTTGGTAGAATATCTGGATTGATTGAAGATCTTTCTGCTGGTGGTTCATGTACAGGTGGTAAACAAGATTGTGGTAATCCCACCATGCAAATCTTTGGAGGTGGTGGTATTGGAGCAATTGGTAATGTTGTTCTAGGAAACTTCTTAGAAAATTCAGGACTAAGTGGTGTTGCTGATGGTATTAGTAGAACTGCTGGTATTATAGGTGTCAATATAACTGTACCTGGTAGAAATTATAAATCTCCACCTGCTATTAGTTTTTCAGATAAGTGTGGTAAAGGATATGGTGCACATGGAGATGCAATTATAGATGATAAAGGACAAATTATTGGAGTAGTTGTCAATACTACAGGTGAAGGTTATCCTATTGTCAATGATGATGGGTTAGATGATAATGTAGGTGTTACCACAGTATTTGTACAAAATCCTGGCACTGGATATTCTTTAACTGATACTATTGATGAGACTGTATTTGTAGTTGATACTGGATTGCCCGATGTAGATGATCAAACAGTTCCTGAACCTGTTCAAACTGATCCAACTACAGGTCAACCAGCACCATCTAATGTACCTGATCCATATACAAACTTGGTATCACCTGGTGATAGAGTTACAGTAGCAAATCTAAAAGATAAACCAACATATGAGTTGGTTATAGATCCTACTACTGGAGGAATCAATGCGGTTAAGGTTCTAAATACTCTAAGATTTACTGCACCACCAGTGTTGACAGTAGTGTCATCTACAGGTGAAGGTGCTATCCTCAGACCTATCTTCGGTCCTATACCAGAAGATCAGCAACAGGGTGTTATTACTGTGGTAGACTGTGTACGAGGATCTTAACTAATGGCACAAAAAAACTGGGGAAGAAGATATATTGACTCACGAGGATCTCATTTTCGTATAGAATCTGGGAGTCCTTTAGTTGGTAGAGATGGTCCTGAAACATTTAAAATATACGCTGTTAATGACAATGAAGAGGTATTCTTAATATCTCATGGTCATGGTTCAGGTATGGGCAGAATGGCATGTGATAAGTCTATTGAAATTAGAGCAGGAGATAAAAATAATCCTAATAGTGTTGACATTAGAGTAAGTGCTGCTACTGGAGATATTACTATCAATGCTGATAGAGGTAGAGTTCGTGTCAATGCTAAAGATATTGGTGTCCATGCAGAGAGAGACATTGATTTAAATGCTGGTAGGAATGTTAATATCAAGGCAAGCACAGGTCGTATATTATTAAAGAGTAATACTGTATCATCACATGGTAAGAAAGGTAATCTTGTACCTAAAACATGGGGTGCTAAAGTAGCTGCAAATAGTTACATACCAGATGATGCTCTAGCAAAATTCTTTGATCCAAAATCACAATCAACATCATTGGGTGCTGGTCCTTTTGGTGATGGTGGTGTGGCAGGTGCTGCAGCAGATGGTTTAGGTTTAAGTTTACAGGATCTTGGTATTACAATCCCTGATATTGGTGGTACTGAAGCAATAGAAAAAGCAATAGAAAAAGCAACTTTAGGATTAGAGAGTCCACTATCAGATTTAACTAATTTCATAGGAGGAGATGGTGCTAATAAAGTTAGTGAGGCAATAACTGGTCTTACTTCTAAACTTGGTGGCAGTTCAGGATTCGGTGGATTTAGTAAATTAGTTGATGGTAAGACTGGATTGATTGGAAATCTATCTAAGATTACATCAGGATCACCTCTTGGAGGTGCTTCTGCACTATCATCTGTTTCTGGTATAACAGATAGTATTAAGAGTAAAGGTATAGGATCTCTAACTTCTATTGCTAAGAAACAACTTGGTGTTACTGCTGGTGGTCATGCTCTCACTGGAATCAAAGATCAGATTGCCTCTGGTACTATTGGTAAAGGTGCTGCTGCTACAGTTGGTAATAAATCAAGTGATCCACTAGCAGTCATGGATTCTATTGTCCCTCAAGGATTTAAGATGTTGCAAAGTAAAGAACTTAAGGGATTTACAAAAGATAGATTGGCAATATTAGATGCAACTTCACTAGCAGCAGAAGAGGCACAAAAAGATATTGCTAGAGCACTTAAAGATGCTGGTTCTGGTTTAGAGATACTTGCATCTGATGCTAAAGTTTTATTAGAAGGTGGAACTATCGAGGAACTGAAAGGTATTGCTACTCAGTTTAAAGATGCTGGTGTTCCTGATAAATTAAAAGGAGTTGCTGATAAATTTAAAGATAAATTTGGAGGTTTTGTATAATGGCTGAATCTAATCCAAATAGTTTTAATTGTAATGATAAGGTAGATGTTTCTAACAAACCTTATGCATACAAAGACAATATCAATTACAGTGAAGATCCCACTCTAATTGGTAATTTTGTTGATATTTTAGGCACACCAGATAGAAATACTGATATTGAGATAACACATGGTAGTATTAGAGTTTACACTGGTAATGTATTAGTCAGACCTGGTATTACTACAGTACAAGAACTACAAGTAGAGAAAGAATTATATGTCTGCAATGATACAGACCTAATGTCTAAACTACATGTTCAGGGTACTAGTCATCTTGAAGGTGATGTGACCACTGGTGGTAACATGACCATCGGTGGATTTGCATCATGGTCTGGATCTATCGTTGCAACAAGTAAACTATTTGATATTAAACATCCTGTTACTGATGGTTCTAGATTATCTCATGTTTGTGTAGAGGCTCCAAGAGCAGATCTAATCTATAGAGGAAAGACTACTCTAGTTGCAGGTATATCTACAATAGATGTCAATGTGGGCAACGGTATGACTACTGGAACATTTGAGGCATTATGTGATAATGTACAATGCTTTACTACAAATGAAACTGGATGGACTGCTATCAAAGGATCGGTTGACGGTGCATCCCTAACCATACAAGCAAAAACTAATACCTGTACTGATACTATCTCATGGATGGTAATTGGTGAAAGGAAAGATATAGCAAGTATTCAAGTCGAAT